GGTAGGTTCACAAAACCCTGGGTTAAACCCAAAGGTAGTCGTTCGGCCATCTTACGATGGTCTTGAAAGTCCGCGGCCGCCCGAGGAACCCTCTCACTATTTCCCTGTTTCCACTAATGGAATCAGAGAGATGCTGGGGAATCTGACTTTGGAAGTCATGACCCTTGCCAGCATCCGGGATTAACCCGGTATAATGAGATTTGGGCGCCTGCAACACGATCGCCTTCTGAGATAAGCGAAGCAAGAGAAGGGGGTTATCAAACTTGGGGCTACTACTAGTACGTAGTATAGTACCCTTAACCTGATTTCCTTCTAAACCATTGACCGCACGAGGACACTTATGTTCCGCATGCGAGACTATGACTCCAGTATCACCAAGTTCTGGTGGTACTGGTAACTTCCACTGCTTAGGCACCTTGGCATAGTATTTAAGCCAAAGTGCGCGCAACCATGAATCACATCCGCCGACCCCAATGACCCTAGCGTACAATCGAATTCGATTGCAAACGTAGAGACTAAAAGGAACTTTGGACGATGGGGGTTGCCTCAGAAAGAACGGGCGTACTGGTTGATTATCAAACCAGTCCGACCCGCAGGATTCGAAGAACCTTCCAGCCAGGAAGGACTTCGACCTGTTCACACTAAACCCGACTAAGTTTAGTGTATCAATACACCGAGTGGTCGCTGATTGGGGTATAATAATATCATCCCCATAGACAGTAACCTCGGAACCATTGTATCCCCCTGTCGCATAAATAGCGATTGCGAGGAAGATCAAGGATTCCAGCTCGAATGTATACCCGTTACCCATGGAGCTAAATTTCTCCAATGTTACCACACTCCCGTCTGGGAGCGTCGTGGTAGGCGAGCGGGATAGATCTAAAAGTTCGAACCAATCGTCAGGCATAAGTTGGTACACCAGAACCTTTGAGAGGGTGTCAGAGGCCAAAGATAAATCAATGGTCGCTAATCCTTTCTCCGCAGCTTGCGCTGCAAGGTTTCTGTTGTGTTGCTGATCGTTGAGATCAACACCAAATTTCCTGAGACGGGCCCGTATGAGGGAACCTATACCAAGCTGGCAATAAAGATTTACGCCAGGCTCAATACAAATCCCTCGGTCCGTTTTCGCACTTTTAGGAACAGTTGTAAACTTGTTGCCTTCAACCACCGACAGACTGCCAAATTGGCCTATCCATCGGTCTCCCATTAAAGATCGGGAGTAAGGTATCATACTACAAGTCAGGGTGGGTGTATCTCTGTATTTATCAGAAGGCACACTACCACTCCCTGCGGTACCGACAGTAGCACCAGGACCATGACGGCAGGCATTCGACACAAAGTCGAGATCTCGCCTGCTTAAACTACCAACTATGCTGTAAATGATCTGTTTTAGGTCATTTATAACAGCTTGAGGTCTGTCCGAACCCGTAAGGGCCCGGTTGGTCTCAAGACATTGCTGCTCGCCTTTATAGAATGATTTCAGGGCTTCCGCCTTTAGGTCAAAACTAGTAGGTAAATTCAGGGATTTGCTCAGCACTTTCGTGCAAAGGTAGTCCTTCCGAAATGAGTCAACGCAATCATAGTGGATAGGGTCAATATCCAGGGACACCAACTGATCAAACTCCTCATATTGAATGAGGAGCAAGACAGTCAATGCCCGAGGGGAATCAACACTCATGGATATTTCTGATGCTACGTCTAGTTCCCCCTGACGGGGGTCCAAGCTACAATCTAACGACTGTCGCATATATTATCTCCTTAAGAGATCGTATAGTTCTTTAAGTACAATCACAAGCTTGACGAAAATAATGATGCAAAACACCAGCATCTTGCCAAGTTTCGTGATCCCATTCTTGACATGTATAACCATGCTTGGTGCTCTGGAATTACCAGACACCTTCACCGGTCTTAATCATGTTCAAGAGTGAGTCTTGCTTTGCAAGGCCGACGAGCATGTTCGCTATGTCGTCTCGGTCAGCAAGAGGTACGTTGTCAGGAATCGTGACATCGATGCGCACACGAGCAGTATCTACTGCCTGCGTAACGCCGTCAACAACCGTCCCATAAGGATAGTTGAAGTCACACCGGATCTTATCGGTGGGCCGACTTGCACTGCGAGGGCTATAAGCCAACGTAATGTTTTTACGAAGTTCCGAACTAACAAAGAACGTGGTACCATAGGTAACGGCGTTATTTGCCTTACTAACTGGAACAAACGAGACGTTTTCTGTCTCACCTGCGTCAGTATGAAGTGTTAAAGATGTTGCTAAAGCCATGATTGGCTCCTTGGGCTATTAACCCTGTAGGTCGAACGGCAGAATTGCCGAACGAGAATGCAAGCTGGATGATCAAAGGGGAGTTACCTCCTCTTATTACATCCCTTATTAACCGCAACTAAAACCGAGACCGCATTTGAAAGCGATCTCATAGAAGTAGAAGGGTCAATGCGTGGAAGGTCGGGAGTGGGCAAATCTAAATGCTTATTCCTGACATACTGCACGTAAGTTCCCTGCCCTTTGGTTGATTGTTTATAACCATTGGGGGGTGGAAGCGAGCGGCATTTTCCACTTACTCGGACAGTCGAAACCGTTCCGAGATGATCTAAAGACCTGTCGGCCCC